CTGGAACGTATGTAGAAGGTGTAGCAGGAACATGGACTCTTAGTACAGCTCCTACTGCAAATGAGTTTGATGAAAATACCGATGGTAGACTAAGATATACAGGGACCCCTACAATTAACTGTCTATTTTTAGCTTCAGCTTCTTTGGAAATTGATACTTCTGCCGTAGATAAAGAATTTGGATTAGCTATACATAAAAATGGAACATTAATTACAGGTACTAAAATAGTAGGATTTTGTCCTAGAGTTACAGTTAACTCAGTTAACCTTGTTACATTTGGATATGCTTCTATGGCTACGAATGATTATGTTTCTATCTTTGTTGCTAACATAGATAGTACAGATAATTTAACTATTAGAACTGCTCAAGTTATGGGTATGGGATTGGTAACTTAAAATGTCACATTTTACTACAGTTCCTGTTAACGAACTAGAAGCTGTCAATATGCTTTTAGCTGCTGTAGGTGAAGCAGCAGTTTCAAGTTTGGAAACAGCAACTACCGTAGATGTTACACAAGCTAAGAATTTACTATCTAATATCAACAGAGAAGTACAGCAAAAAGGTTGGCATTTTAATACTGAATGGGATGTAGTATTGTCCCTTGATTCTGATAGCAGAATTCCACTTGGTACTACAGTACTATCTATTTATTCTCCTTCTAAGATGACTACAATCAGGGGAAGAGAAGGATCTCCTTTTCTTTATGATTTAGATAATAATACTTTTACTTGGAATGCCTCTATTAATGATGCTGTTACAATTACGCTGTTGGATTTTGAAGATATACCTCAAACTGCTCGACAGTATATTACGACTAAAGCTGCTCGAATCTTCCAAGAAGAAATCATCGGACAGGTTTCAGCCGAAGCAGTAAACAGGCAAGAAGAAGTAGAAGCATACGCAGATTTATTAGATGATGAAGGAGAGCGTTCTGGATATAATGTCGGATATGGTACGAGAGATATGTATAATACGACTAAGCTCTACAGGAAAACATGGTAAATGCCTCTAATAACAGAACAAATCAGTAACCTAATTAATGGAGTTTCACAACAACCCCCTGCATTACGCTTGGCTTCCCAATGTGAAACTCAAGAAAATGGTCTAGTTACCATAGCAGAAGGATTAAAGAAAAGACCTCCTTTAGAATTTGTAGCAAAGTTAAGTAATAAAACTGATACTGATGCTCATATACATTTCATTAATCGTGATGAAAATGAGCGATATATTGTCAGTATTACTTCAGACCAATTTAGTACTGATTTCAGCGATGATTTCTCAGGATCTGAGATGGAGGTATGGGAGTTAGATGGGACATCTAAGAGTGTCTCAGGAGCTACAGGAGATGTATTAAGTTATCTTACTACTTCTGATGCTAGAGATAGTCTTAAGTTATTTACAGTAGCTGATTTTACATTTCTATTAAACAAAACTGTTACAACTGCTAAGTCATCTACTACAAGTTCTGATAGAAACCCTGAAGGTATAGTGTTTCTTAAGCAGGCTACTAATACTGCTACTATGACCGTATATGTTGATGGTACATTAAGATCAACTGTTACTTCTAGTACAGATGCTGCTACACAACTTGATGATATTTACAGTGATATTAACGGAAGTATTGGTTCTGCTGGGACTGGAGATTTTATTGTTACCAAGTTTGGGAGTTCCAATGTTCATCTAACAAGAGTTAATGGTGCTGACTTTACGCTTCATGCACAAGCTCCAGAAGCAAACTGTATTGCTATTAAAGACAGTGTTGTAGATTTTACGGATCTTCCCGCTAGAACTAAAGATGGTTTGATTATTAAAATTACTGGAAGCCCAAGCTCAGGAACAGATGACTACTGGCTTAAACATAATAACCAAGCAGATGAAGATGTAGGTGAATGGGTAGAAACTGTAGCACCTGGATTGGCTAATAGTCTAGATGCTAGTACAATGCCCATACAGTTTATCAGGACTTCTGAAGATCCTTGGGACGATGCGTTTGCTGCTGATTTTGGTGAAACCGTGTTTTCACTGTCTCAAATTGCATGGACTGATAGGTTCGTAGGTGATGTAACAACTGCTCCTGATCCTAGTTTTATTGGTGAAAAGTTAAATGATATTTTCTTTCACAAGAATAGATTTGGATTTTTAGCAGGAGAAAATATTATACTGTCTGAGCTTGGAGAGTTCTTTAATTTCTATAATACTACGGCTACAGATCTTTTAGATACCGATATGATTGACTTAGCTTCTCCAAGTAATCAAGTCAGTATCCTGAATCACAGTATAGCTTTTAATGAAGAACTCTATCTCTTTAGTGACTTTGCTCAATTTAAACTATCTCAGTTTGCTGCTGGTGGGCTTACACCTACCAATGCCAAGTTATCTTTGATTACTGAGTATGAGAATGATAAGCTGATTAATCCTATATTAAATGGTAGAAAACTATATTTTGCTACCAATACCAGCGGTTTCTCAGTCATCAGGGAATTTGGTACGATTGAAGATTTACAAGAAGAAACTGCTGAAGACATTACTTCCCATATTCCGAGTTATATTAAAGGAAGACTCTTTGATTTAAGTCCTCATCAAGATACAATCTTTGCTTTATCGGATGAGAATTTAAATGAAGTTTTCATGTATAAAATGCTCTTTGAAAGAGGAGTGAAAAAGTTAAGCTCATGGGCTAAGTGGAAATTTAAAGCAGAAGAAAAAGTAATAGGTCTAAGAGTTATAGAAAATGTAGCTTATTTTATTATAGTCAGACCTGATGGTACTTACTTAGATAAGATGGATTTACAAGATGCTAAACTTGTAAACCTGACTGAGAGTTCTACTCAGCTTTCTTTTAAACCTCATTTAGACAGACTAACAGAAGTAACAGGATCATACAGTTCTGGTGCTGATCTTACTTCTTGGACTATGCCCTATCCTGATGACTTTGGGTCAACCTTTAGAGTTCTTTTTGGTCCTTCTTTTTTAGGTAAGGAAGGAGATTTAGTTCAAGGAGTATCCCAAACTACTCCTACTACACTTACAGCTACTGGAGATCACTCTGATGGCTCATGTTTTATTGGTAAAGATTACCGCTTTCTCTATGAGTTTACTGAGCCTACAATCAAGACTGAGGTACAGGGGAGACTGAGTTCTCTCTCAGGTGGTATTTTGAAGATCCGTAAGTTCAATGTAGACTACTTTAATACTGGTTACTTTACGCTTCAGGTGACAGCTCCAGGAAGAGATGCGTTCAGCCATGTGTATACAGGCCGTATCTTAGGATCACCTTTGAATAAGATTGGTACTATTCCTTTTGAAACTGGTAATTTTAAAAAGCTTATCTTGGCAGATTCCAAAGATTTAAAATTGGAACTCATATCTGACTCATATCTTCCTTGTGCTTTTACAGGTGCGGATTGGGAAGGTAACTATGTGGTGAGAACTGTAAGCAGGAGATAACATGAAGCCGTATCATAGGCAAGCTAAGTTACAGGATGTTTGTGAGTTAGCTCCTAATTTAAGATACGAAGATAAACGTGAAGTAAATACGTTAGGAAAAACTTCTGAACAAGCTTTATTGTCAGGATATTTATTTGGAAAAGTTTGTCGTTCTATAATAGATAATCATGGACACGTAGTAGGGATGTATGGAGTTTGTCCTGTAGATGAAAAAACAGGCATTGTGTGGATGTTAGGCTCTAAAGGTTTATATAAGATTAAACGAGCTTTTTTACGAGAGAGCCGAACTGAAGTTGAAGGAATGAATAATATCTTTCCACATCTATGGAATATTATAGATAGTAGAAACGAGTTACATATTAAATGGATTAGATGGTGCGGATTTAAGATAATAGGGGAACGCATGGTTAATAATGTGAAGTTTTATGAATTCTGTAAGGTAGTTTAATGCCTTTATTTGAATCTTTATACTTGGCTAAATTTCTTTTTGATGCAGGAACAGCTAATTATCAACATCAACTAGATTTACAACAAGTAGAAATTCAAAGACGTAATGCTTATAAACAAGCTTCTATGAATAATAATCTTGCTTATATAGCACAACTTCATGTAAATGAAGAAGATGCTTTAGATTTAAAAAGACATGGACTTGATCAACAAGAATTACGCAATTCTATTCGTAGAGAAAAAGCTAAACAAGCTGCTATTGATGCAAGTATAGGTGGTGGTTTTGGTAGATCAGGTCAATCAGTCAAAGCTACACAATTAAATATAGAAAGATATGGACTTAAAGCTTTAGCTCGTAAAGATTTAAATAGAGAAATCAGAGAGTTAAGTTTTAGACAACGTAAACAAAATCTTGCTACTGAAGCACTTAGTAAGAACAATGCTCTTATGTCAGGTATACCTATAGCTCCTGCTGGTACTGGTCTTGCTTTACAAATAGCAAGTTCTGGAATACAGTCAGCTATTGGTGCAAAACAGGGTACATCAAGAGGTTATGCTAAAGCTATGGAGACTTCTTAATGCCATCACCAGACAAACTATTTAGGCTTGATCCTGTAGAAACTAAAATTGCAGCTCCTACTACAAACTTTCAAGTATTAGCTGAAGCTGCGGATCAGTCTGTAGCTAATAGAAGTTTAGGTAGAGGACTCACAGCTTTCTCTCAGGCTCTTGGTGGTCTTGCTCAATTTAAAAAACAACAACAAATTAGGAATGACATTAAGACAGCTAAGGATGCAGCTGTAAGAGGCGAAGTAATGCCTGATGTTTTACCTGTAGCAGAGACAGCTTATCAAAATGTTATAGATAAAAACACAGCTTCTGAATCTTTATTAGCTATAGAACGATTTGAAAATGGTGATGATTTTGATACTTTAATTAAATCTGAAACTCCGTCAGATCAGAAGACCTCACAAATCGAAGCTTCTTATGATGACTTCTATGCTAGAGCTGCACAGTCAATGCAGAATCCTAATCTTATTCAGAATTTAAGAATCACTGTTAATGGTCTTAAAGAGAAAGCTTATCAAAAAGTCTATGAACGTGAAAGAGACCTGAGAACTATAGAGGGTATTCATGGTCTTAAGAATACTCTTGGTGAAACTAAAAGATTTGCTGAAGCTACTGGTGTTCCTCTTATAGATGCTTTAACTCCTAATTGGGTACAAGCTAATGCTAAAGATTTAGGCAAGTCTCATCCTTATTTAAGTCCACCAGAAAGAAAATTACTAGCATTTCAAACACTGACTACAGATATAGATGTACTTGCAGACCCACAGATTATCGAAGAGATAATGAAGTCTAATTTTAATAAAGGGTTTACATTTAGAAATCTATATGAATATAAAGCTACTGATAGAACGGATGCTGATAAGGATCGTCTTAAAGAAGCAAAAGAGTTCCAGGAAATATACAATGCTTATGTACAAAATTCTAAAGATTACTTTACAAAACTAGATCAGGATGCCACAGCTTCTAATAAAGCTAATGTAGCTCAATTTAAAGATACTATACGACAAGAATTCATTGAAACTGGTCAAACTTCAGCTAATGGAATTTCTAAACGAGCATTAGATTCTGGTTTCTTTGATGAAGCTCAAGCAAATAAATTACAAAAAGATATACAGAAGTATATGGATACCAATATTAAGTTTCAAGAAGGTAGTCCTGAAGATATAGCTATGGTTGATTTTATCTTAGCTCAAGGTGTTACTTTAGAAACTCAAGTAGATGCTCTAGTACTTGCAGGTAGTCTTAATCCTGCATTAGCTACTAAATATAAAAATTATCTTAAAGAAGAAAATAAACAGAAATTAGCTTTTATTGGTAAATATAAAGAACAAGTTAAAGATATAGCTAAGAACGCTTTGAGTCTTTCTAAGTTAGCACTTGGAAATAAAATGCGAGACATATTAGGTGGTGTTGATAGAGATGTTACTCCAGCTGAAATGATGAGAGCTATGTTGGGTACAGGTTTACCAACTGATCAAGTTAATAATATTATAGGACAAATACAAGATTTTCATAATGGTCTTAATGCTGAAGCTGAAAAGATGGGTCTTCAAGACTCTGTAGCAGATAGAGCTGATGGTGCTATTCCTCCTGAACATTTACAAAAGTTTCAACTTAGAGTAGAAAATCAGGTTAATAAATTAATAGTAGCTATAGATAAAGGACTTGAATCTAGACCCGATACTAGAAAAGCTAATTTACCTTCATTAGAATTTCCTGTAATACCTACTTCTGATGAATTTCCTTTAGTAGTTAATCAAACAAAAAATATTTTTGATAAATCAGGGTTTGCTCTTAAAACTGGCCCTGATATTAGTCCTACTGTTGATTCTGGTATTGCTACTTTTGATATTGAGACTTCATTTTTACAAGCTCAAAATATGACATTACGTTCTTATGTATTAGATGCTACTACTAAAAACTGGCCTAAACCATTATCAGATGTTGTTATAGCAGAGATATTACAAGAACGAAAAGATAAAGAACAAAAACAAAAAGATAAAGAAGCAGAGCCTGATACTCCTTTAAAACAAGCTAAACGTAAAAAACAAGAAACACTAGATAATATTGAAAACTGGTTTTCTGATCTAGGGGAAAATATAGGCCTGATACCAGGATTTCTTAAGGACGTATTTACTCCTGGTTTAGATGTGAAAACAGGTAAGATGGCTGTACCTTATGCAGACTTATCTCCTGAGGAACAAAAAGAAGTTATACAAAGAAAACATGACGAATTAGATAACATTGAGAAAACTGTAATTGACTCAGGAAAGAATTTATTGAACTTAATGAAATCTATTGTTGGTGTAAGTGAAGCTGAAGGAGCTACAACTTCTCAAGATGCTGACTTTGATCCTAAATCAAAAGAACCCCAAGTAGTAGGTAAAGGGCTATGGGAGCCTATTGATTACAAGAGATATTTTGATGCTGAAAATCAACCTACTGATGTGATTCCACAAGAAGTTTGGAATAGACTACCAAAACACTCTTTATCAGCAGGAGATACTCTAAGTGATCTTGCTAATCAATACAATATATCCGTAGAAGAACTACAGCGTTTAAATCCGCAAACTGTAGGCAGAGAAACAGCTTTACAGATTGGTGAACAAATTGCTTTGCCTAGTATGCAGCAACCACAACAAAAAGTAGAGGATATGGATTTTGGCAAGAAATCTACTGTCCCCGTCTTAGATGAAGAATATCTTAGACAAACTGAATCAGGAGAAGGTTTTCCAAAAAGAGAGGAAGATGCAAACTTAGAGCAGTATAAAAGTTTCCTTAAAACAAGAGAAGCTACACGTACAGAGGCGGTTGCTGATGTTGGTAGTGGTGTTGATCCTGATGGTGCTGGATATGGGCATATTTTAAACGAAAAAGAGAAAGAGTGGTGGAAAAGTGCACCGATAAAACAAAGAGAAGCACAGGCTGATAAATGGTTTAAAGAAGATGTGGGAAAAGCGAGAAGTGCAGCTCAGAAACAAATGAAACCTCTAGGGGATAGGGCAGATAGCGATACGTTAGAATCAACACTTACTTCGATAAATTTTCAGTTAGGCACAGAATGGAGAACTAAATTTCCTAAAGCATGGAAAGGCATAGCAGCAGGTCAGAATAAAGGCACAACACCCATGTTTAAAGATAAAACAGGTTGGGATCAAGCCCTATATCATTTAATGCACGCAAATGAAAAATCTAATAAGCCTAGCAAATGGCTCATGCAGACCCCTAGAAGGGTTCTGGATGCTGTTTTAGCTATCCATACTATATCTGGGGCAGGGAATAAAGAAGATATTATTGCACACATTGATAATATTTTAGAAGGATTAGAATAATGGTTGCTTTGACTACAGGAAAAAAGAAGGGTGCTGATAAGTATAGAAAACACTATGACAAAATAAACGAAGATTTTCTTCGGGAATTTCCTGAGTACCGAGGGTTATCTCAAGGAGAAATTACAAAAGGTAAAAAAGAAAAGGGGTATTTCAAAGCAGACTTCGAGTATCGTCAAAAAATGAAAGCCTTAAAGCAAGAGCTAGAAGGCTATAAAATGGAATTGCGTACTTCTGCTCCAGGTTTTACATCGTTGAGAATACACCCACAAGATTCACAAATGAAAATTCATCAATTACCTACTGATAGAGTACATAGAGGACATAAGGATAGCCACACACAAAGAATGAAAAAAGGACAATATATTTAATGGTAGACTTTAATTTCTCTGAAGAAGAATTTGATGCTAATTTTGCTACCAATCAAAATAATCGTAAAGAGTATGAAGCTTCTGAGGAATATTTAAAAGATCAACAAACAGATGTCTTTAGAGAACGAATGGCTCCTGTAGCTGACAAAGAGACAGCTAAGGTTGCTAATGATGATGACTCAGGTATCGTAGGTAATACTTTAAATTTTGCTAAACACGCAGCCATAGGTGCAGCTAAAGGTGTAGAAGAAATAGGTCAGACTTTTAGACTACTAGAAGATGATGCTTTTCATCTACCTAAACCTCAAACTACAGCTGAAGGTCTAGCACAAGGTTTTGGACAGTTTCTTCCTGCTTTTATTCCTGCTGTTGGAGCTGTAGGTTGGGGTGTTAGAGCTGCTGGTTTAGTAGGTAAAACTAAAAAAGCTAAAATGGCAGTAGATTTTCTTATAGGTACTGCTGCTGGAGCTGTAGCTGATGTTACTGCTTTTGATCCTAAAGACCCTAATGCTGCTAACTTTCTTTTAGTATCAGGAGCTATTGCTCAAGATTCTAGTGCAGGAGCAGCTGTAAAAGCTTTACTAGCACAAGATGATTCAGATACAGAAGGTGTAGCTAGACTTAAAAGTGCAGCCACAGGTATGATAGCTGGAGCTATAGTTACAGGATTGTTTAAAGGAGCTGGTTATGCTGTTAAAAGAGTCAAAGGTGAAGTTGTAGAGCTTGATGGTATTCCTATTAAAGAAGTAGAAGACATAGCTCAAAAAGAAGCTGAAAATTATACTGATGGTATCCTTAAGTCTAAAGGTGTAGATGTAGGTGATGGTGGTCCCACATATAAAATAACACCAGAAGGATTTAAGAGATTTGGACAGGACACTCCTAGTATAGAAGGAGCAGCTAAAGATAACTACGATAAAGCTCAGAATGACTATGTAAGACCTTGGGAAAAACTATCTCCTGAAAAACAAAAAGAAGCTAAAGGAATTATCCAAAGGTGGGCTGAAACGGGTGAAGTAGGTAAAACAGATTTAAAGATTATTGAATCTATGAACTTTCTAAAACTTAAGACCCGTGAAGATATTCGTCATGTCATGCAGTTTCTTAGTGAAAAGATGGACATTAAACCTCTTCTTAAAGGTAGAGTATTAACAGAAAGTTTTGATACTGAAGCTGGAGCTGCTGAATTACTAGAGATTCCACAAAGAGAAATGGCTCGTATTATTGAAGAACAAGCTGGTAATGTACGAGGAGCTATCAGATTCGTAGGTGTAGCTAGAGCTATGGGTGCTGCTGCTTTGAGAAAAGCTGAAGATGCTTTTGAATTGTTTGCTATGGGTGGTAAGGATGATCTATTTAAAGAAGGTTTAGAACATACTAAACTAGCTTATGATATGTTAGCTAGTGGTGGTGAACTTTCTAAAGCCTCCTCAGACCTTCTCAGAAGCCATCAGAAGCTCGTAGGTGAGGTAGAAAATCTAACTAATATCAAGACAGCCTTAAGACATTCAGTTCTCTATAACGATCCTGAACTGTCTATAAAACAAGCTGGATGGTTTGCTAATTCTAAACGTGCAGATGAGATTAAGATTACAGCTCAATTTCCTGGTGGAGCGAAACAGACTAGAAAAATTCCTAAAATAAAAGGTGAAACTCCTGAACAATTTAAAGCTAGAGCCGTTAAAGAAGCTAAAAGAGGAGAATTAGCTGACCAAGCAAGAGCTACAAGAAGACAACTTATAAGTAGAGCTAAAGCTGCAAATAAAAGTACAAAGGCTCGTGGCAGAGATGCTATGTTAGAAATCTATATTAATGGTCTTCTTTCTAGTGTTAAAACTTTTGAAGTAAACTTATTAGGTAATAGTACAGCTATTATTACTAGTGTTGTAGAAAGAGCTTATGCTGGCTTTTTGCGTAAAGGTGGTACAGTTACAGGTCAAGAAGCAGCTGAATTAGCTAAATCTTATTGGAACTCTATAACTTCTTTAAGTGATTTATGGTCTCTAATGGGACAAGCTTGGAAAATGGAACCTACAGGAGCTATTAAACAAGACTTTATTAGACCTCATGATAGAACCTTATCAGCTGAAGGTTTAAAAATAGGTGGTAATTTAGGCCACATGATCAATATGTTTGGTAGTGTAGTTAATTTTCCTGGACGTACCTTACTAGCTGCTGATGAAGTATTTAAAACTATCAACTATAGAGCTGAAACAAGAGCTTTAGCATATCGTAAAGCAGTAAATGAAGTAGCTGTAGATGGAGCAAGAGTAGGAGATAAAGTACAGATTAAAAATCGTTTTAATGAAATTATGAAAGACGTATCTGCACATGATGATATTGTAGAAGGAGCTAAAGGTTTCTCTGCTAAGAATACATTCACAAATCCCCTCGCCAGCCATGTTATTAAAGGTGTTAATGGTGCTCCTGATAAAGTAGTTCCTGGTATGGGACTACGTTTAAAGGGAATACTTGAAGCGGACCCTACAGGAATTATGAGAGTATTTCTTCCCTTCTTCCAAACTCCTGCTAACCTTTTAAATTTTGCATGGGAACGCACTCCTTTATTAAGAAAGCTCAATAGAGGATTACAAGCAGAATTAAAAGGAGATATGGGACAAGCTGCTAAAGAACTGGCTGAAGCTAAAGTTGGTACATCTCGTATGATGTGGGTTTCTACTATGGGTTTAGCTATGTCTGGTAATTTTACAGGTGCTCCTCCAGTTGATCCTAACTTAAGAAAAACCCTAGAAGCAGACATGGGTGGAGCACATTGGTATAGCTTTCAGTTGAATGGTAAGTGGCATAAGTATGATAGGTTTGATCCTATAGGTGTCATTATGGGAGCTTCTGCTAACTTAGCTGTAATGGGTAAAGCTGCTATGAATTTAGCAGGACAAGCTGAAGAAGGTGATGAATCAGGAGCTATACATGAAAAATACCTTGAAGTATTAGAAGCTGGAACTGTAGGTATGGTTAGGCTTATGACTGACCGTCACTATCTACAAAGTTTCTCTGAAATGCTGAGTCTGTTTTCTGGTGAAGGAAGTGTATTAGGTAAGTTTCAACGAGCTGGTGAGAAGGTAGGTACAGTATTTAACCCAGTAACTGCTATGACTACTGGTTTTTACTCTAGTATAAGACGTAATATTACACAAGGTTTAGAGCCTGAGAAGTTAGATAAGATGCAGAGGACTGAACTTAAAACTCTTGAAGATGTAGTTAAAGAAATAGGTATTGTATTTGAAGAAGGAGTACGCAGAGTAACTCCTGGTTATGGAGAAAAAAGAGCTGTTAAGAATTTAGCAGGAGAAGTAACTCTATATCCTGGAACTAACTATGAAATTGATAGACAACCAGTACAAGTTCTTATGAACTTAGCACAATCTGTATTTAATCCTAGTGCTCCTTTAACTCCTTCAAAAAGTCCTCTTATTAACGCTTTAGCTCGTTTAGAATCTACCGCAAGACAACCTTCTAGTGTTAATAGAATTAATGGTGTATTACTTACAGATGAAGAAAAAGGCTATTTTATTGATACTTGGACTGACATAAATAAAGCTCTTAATAAATTTGTTACAACTAAGTCTTTTCTTAAGTTACCTGAAGGTATGCAAAGAGATGTCTTAGAAAATATGATTTCTAGTAATAAACGTAAAGCTTCTAAATTAACTATGGCTAAACATCGTAGAGTTTTACAAGGAGCTTTTGATATTAAACGTAATGATATAAGACGTAAAACAGAAGATGTACCTACAGGATTTAACCAGTTTAACTTAGGACAACAACAACCACAAGGACAATAAAGAATGGCTAATTCAAGTGTAAGATATGTTGCTTCAGGAGATACACAAGAGTTTGCTGTAACATTTCCATTTATCAGCAGAACTCATGTAGCTTCTACAGTAGATGGATCGTCAGCATCCTTTACTTGGAATAATGACAGCCTGATTACAATAACTTCTCCTGCTGATATTACGGCAGATCAAATAGTTTTAATCAAAAGAACTTCAAGCCAAGATACACGCTTAGTAGACTATGTAGATGGTTCTAACTTGTCTGAATCTGACTTAGACCTTGATAGTAAACAAGCATTTTACATGGCTCAGGAGGCTCTAGATGAGCTTACGTTACTAGATGATGCTGCTGTAGCAACATCAGGTTATATCTTGGTAGCTGACGGTACAGATTATGCTGGTGTAGCTCTCTCAGGAGATGCAACTATCAATTCTGCTGGAGCTTTGACTATAGCTAGTGGAGCAGTAGAGACTGCCATGATAGCTGCGGATGCTATCAATGCAACAAAAATAGCTGATGATGCCATAGATTCGGAACATTATACTGATGGAAGTATAGATACTGCTCATATTGCAGCAGGACAAATTACTACGACACTCTTAGCTAGTGATGCTGTTACTGGAGCTAAAATAGCTTTATTTGATGATTCTTATGCTGCTACTAATACTCATATCTTAGTTGCTGATGGTACTGATTTTGATAATGTAGCAGTATCTGGAGATATAACTATTAGTAATGGTGGTGTAGTAGCAATAGCTTCAGGAGTTATAGTTAATGCTGATGTTCATGGTAGTGCTGCTATAGCTGCTACTAAGATCCATGATGGAACTGTAACTAATACTGAGTTTGGTTATCTTAATGGTGTGACTTCAGGTATTCAGGGACAAATAGATACTCTTGAATCTGCTACTATATCTACTCTAGATGATGATAACTTTACACTCCAAGATAATGGAGATACAACTAAAAAAGCTCAATTCCAATGTTCTGGAATATCAACTAGTACGACTAGAACCTTTACTTTTCCAGATGCTAATGCTACTTTAGTAGGCACAGCTACTACAGATACACTAACTAATAAAACTTTAACTACACCTGTTATTAATACAGGTGCTAGTTTAAAAAATGCTGCTTCAAGTGCAGGCTATTTAGATTTTTATGAAGATTCAGATAACGGTACAAACTATGTTAGAGTAATTGGTCCTGCTTCTACGGCTACTGTAACAATCACCTTGCCTGCTGCTACAGATACATTGGTAGGTAAAGCAACTACAGATACATTAACAAATAAAACATTAACCAGCCCTACTATAAATAGTCCAGTTATCGGTGGAACTTGGACTTCTTATACAACAAGTACAGGCAAAGCATTAGTCATGGGATTTTAGGAGAAAGTTATGGCAAGTGAAGTTTTAAAATTAGCAACATTCAGAGGCGATGCTTCTTCAGTACAAG